GTTATTACCTGCTTATCCTCTTTCGGCGCTGCCGCTTTTTTGAAGTAATTTTGCGGCAACCCGTTGTTGATGAAGAAATCGGGCGTTAGCTCATAACCATTTTCATTGATCACTGTCGACACCAATTGCATATCTGCAAAGGTTAAAGGCTTAGACGTATCGTAAGCATATTTCCAGCCTTTGGGCATATTGCGGTAGAACTTCCCGATCTTGGTCCTGAAACCCTCATTTAAAACGGCCAGGATATAAGGTAATAGCCCCGCCACCCTGTCATCTAACGTCCGCTCTTCCACTTCGCCAAGTGCCCGGTTGCCACCTTTGCCCGATGCCTGGGTAAGCGACCGTCCGTAAACCATTTCCTGTATTTCGGTTTTCTCGTCCTGGTTAAACTCCTGGTATATTTTATGGGCCCCGGCAGAGGTTCCGGGTTTCTCATAATCTATCTCAATAGACTTAACAATTTTCCCGTCGTTATCAATGGTGTATGGGTAAACCAGGCCGTTGGTCGGGTCTATGTTGGTCATCAAATCAACGGCATCCTGCTTGAAGTTGTTTTTTGGGTTACCATTAGAATCTAAGCTACCGTCATCCTGCGGGTAACCTGCGGTGAGTAATGGAAATGCTAAACGTCGACCGGCGGCGATCCAGTTATCGCTGTTTACGTTCATCAGGATATACCTGCCGGTGATCGGCTGCATCCACCCTAAAAAGCTTTCGTAATTATTGGATGGCTGTATAAAAAGCAGGTTGTCGTTATTCTCGAACATTTCGCCATCATAAAAGCTAAAAGTATTAGCCTTTAACATCCGGTTTATCGGATCAATCTGCTGCATCGGATATTTATAGCACTTGCCTTCGTAAGGGTCAAAGTTGAGGCCGCTAAAACCCCAGAAATAGCCATACAATATCTCGCGGCGCAACTGCATCAGCCATGGCTTTTCGCAAAGTTCCTTGCTGAGCTCAGGTAGCTCTTCCCCGTTGTCGTCGGTAATATAAAACCGTACACGGTCCATAGCCAGGCCCAGCTTAAAAAATAAGGATTGTACAAATGGTGATTTTTCATAACACCAGGTTACCAGCGTGGCGTAACTCTGGGTATAACCCATCTTGATAGCCTGGTCGCATGCCTCGCGCCAGCTGGTGGTATCCCACGGGCGGATGTATTGCGACGGATAAACCCACGATCCTACGTTTTGCCCCGAATATTTAGGCAGCAGAAAGGGGTTAACCATGGGGCTACCCTTGGCCACTTTCGCATTTTGCTGTACGGTACCGAAACCGCCGCCGCCTTTACCCGCGCCGGTAATATGGGTGCCGGTAGGGTTGCCCAGTTGCCCCAGCAGCGCCTTACGCCTGCTTCCTTTATTTTTCCTGCTCACTTATCCGTCTATTATAATCCTCAATAAAATAAAATCGCTCCAGGCTTCCAGTTTCGCTTATTTATTACCCTTCGTCTGCACATTTGTAATCTGCACATTCGCACATTATCAACCCAAATTCCTGAAATTCTGCTGGACCAAAAAAGCGTTTGATTCCACCAAACAATTTGCCCCGTACAATGGCAGATTAAACGTTCCGTTTTGCGTGCGGTTGATAATGTCATCCGCCCATGCGAAGTTTGCTTCCGTTACCGGACCGATACCGGCCATATTGCCCAAAATATCCCGGACAGCGAGTATCGCTGTTAGTTTTACTACGATGTTTTGCCGAGGACCGGATATATTGGCATATTCGCGCTGCACATCATACTTGGTGGCAAAGAGGCCGATCATTTCAGAATAGGCATTATCGCAGCCATCTTGTAATTTATTATTTGAGGTTTCCCACTGCTTGATCAGCACCTGGTATGCGACGTATTGTGCAAGGTCGCTCCCCATAAGGTAACCGAAGTTCATAGCATCCAGCTGGGCGTTGGTTAATGTTGCCATTTTAATTACCCTATTGAAATTGCGGTGCCTACCGGAATATCAAACCCATAACATTTTTTAAATAACGCGTTGGGGTAAAATATTGGTTTACCATTATCGCCGATCACTTCATCAACAAAGCCAGTACAATTATATTGCACTGCACCGATTAATACCGTGAAACTTACTAAATGCTTTTTCATTATCTATATGTATTGTATGCCAATTGGCATAATTTATATTGTGTTTTAAATTCGAAATCGACATTCCGAAATCAATTATCAGTTCGCCATAATCGTACTCGAATAACAAAATACGCTTTTTGGCAAACACCCGCTTCGGTCAATATATGCCCGTTGCCATACAAAACCATTTTTTTCAATTGATAAATGCGCAGAGGTTAAACTGATCATGCTAACGTTTCGGATTGATGAGTAAAAGTAAATAATAAATTCCGAAATAAAAAAAGCGACTTGATATCGCATCTTGTCGCTTTCGTTTTCCGAAGTTGGCACTTCGTACCAATTATAAACCTAATTTATGAAAAGACAATTTAAACGCTGGCGGTGTCTACGCATCCAGCGTACCACTTCACTTGCAGTGGACCGTGTTCCCTTTTATTTCAGAGACCAATCACCGTTTAAGATTTGATAAGGCGCTTTACGGTAACGCCAGGGCTTTTTTGTGTAGGTGAAGGGATTCGAACCCTTGTCCAGTTATGTCAGTTAATTAATAATGTTGTTACAAGCTTTTATTCGCATTATAGGGCTTTCCAGGATAACTATCCTTCCAGCACTCCACCAATCCGTTTTAAGTTCGGATAAACCCATTTTGGTATTAAGCAACCGCTTTAAGCGGGGTGAACATTGAAACTACTTTAGCTTCTGTGTTCTTTACGATTATATCGCCTTTTTGTTTTTGATACACATTTAGAAGTATAGTATCATCCTTCGCTTGTTATTAATCACTTCAATCATCCTGTCAATTCCAGGCACCCACAAATTGTTTTTAAATAAAACCTACCGGTATTAAAACTCCGGTAGGTTTATAAATTATTGCCTGCCTAAAATTATATCGTCCAATTGGCATTTAAGGCGTGTTAGCTTTTCCCTACGGCTAACGTTCTCTTTTGGGGCCCGCGCCACCGGGCTATTTAAAATGTTTTTTCCACGCACACGTGACTTTGGTTCGCCCATTGCAACGGACATTAATTTTTTAAAAAAATATAACCAGGTTTCCTATAACAGTAGATCTTTGCCATTATAACCCTAACTGACTATACCTTGTTGCGGGGATCAGACTCGAACTGAAGACCTTCGGGTTATGAGCCCGACGAGCTACCAACTGCTCTACCCCACAATATTTAAAGTGGTCGTTTTTGACCACTTATGTTTATGAATCAAATATAAAAACAATTCGGCATTTGGTGCATGTATGGCGCAAAATATTTATTTATTTGTCCTAATTCATTTGCACATCTGCATATTCCCGCATCTGCACATCAAAATTATCCCAACTTCTGCTTCGCCCTTTTTGCCGTAGCCATACCGCCCGAAACCGGGTAACCCTTGCGCCTGGTTAAATAAGCCTGGTATTCTTCTTTTAAAATGGTGGTGATGGTATATCTCTTTACGTCCGCGAAGTGACCCCACTTCTCGTATGACTTACCCGTCCGCTTATCGGTAAACCGTTTTTTTAGCATGCCGCCGGTGGCATCTTCCACGGTCATGTTATAATCTTCGATAGATTTTAAGCAGCTATTATCGATAAAGATCTTCCAGCCGCCAAAGTTATGCTCATAAATTTCGTTGATAAAGCTTCCGCTCTGCGAAACACTCGGCGCTGATTTTCCTACCCGGTCGACAAAGTTAAATCCGGCCTCCTTAATCGTACCGATGAACTTATCAAAGAAGCTTCGGCCCTCATCATCGGTGGTGCTTTTGGCATTCGCGGACGGATCGCCATAAATATAAACCGTATCGTTATAATTATGCCGGTACAAAAATTCAATTACTTCCTTCGCGGCCTTGGTAGCCGTGTTGTTAGGCGATACGCAAGGTAATTCAGCCAGCTGCAGCAAAGCCTTTCCTTTCAGGTCTATGGCCCATATCTGGATAGCAACATAAGGCGCCACATTATTATCCGCGCCTATATGTAGCGTAAAATTGCCGTTCCTGATTTGCGGGATGCCCCATAG